GATCTTGGGAGTAACCGAACTGGATGAGTGAGTGCGTTTTCATCGGATCAATGATTGAACTGATCTGACAGTACTGCATCACTTCAGGCCAGGCCAGCCCCCCATTGATCAGCGTTGCTTATGCGGCCGCGGGGCTGGCTTGTGAACCCATAAGCTGAGCTTATCAATCGCACAGATAAATCAAAAACATAAGTTTACTTAATACATCTCACGGCAGCCAGCCCATACCCATAAGCTCAACTGATCAATCGACCGCTCGATACTGGCCAAACCATGCACACCTGTCTATTCAGCAGGTACGCCAAGCTGGCCAACCCAGTGATAGCAAGGGGTTTGGGGCGCGTCTCGTCCCATTGGACAGGATGATTGGCTGGTTGGACACGGCAAGGCTTGTGATGCGGCCCCGGCGGCGAGAATGGTTCTCATTCTCAGATCCAAGGGGGGCATGGGGGGGATTTGGCCGGCCACCACTAGGCGTACCCCCCACGCAATTTTCTGCCAAATTTTAGGTAGCCTGACCTTCCAGCTCTTGAGCCTGGGCGACCAGGTCAGCCTTGCGATTGTCGGCATCCAGTTCGACCTCGTAGGTCTCAATGACCCGCTCGATGATTTCAGCCTTGGTCAGGGCCTCCCAGTCGGTTGCCTGCTCGAGGACCTGCTCGGTCTCTTGCTCGGGCACCTCCACGGCTTCCACCTCCACCGGGCACAGCTGCAGGAGCGCCTCAGCGAGGCTGCGGGTCTCCGCTGGGTCGAGGTCTACCCGGCCGTTGACGTGGCCGTAGGCATCTGTGATCAGGAGGGTGGTCAGGTTAAGTCCGGAGGATCCCACGGACAGGTAAGTGTTGATCTGGGACATGGGTTAGAAAGCAAAGAGGACAGTAGGTCAGGTGTCTACAGACGCTGAGCATGGGTAGCTGCTATATCTACTAAAGCAGCTAAGTACATCCACAGCCTGTTAGAAGGGGATGAGAGGGGATGAAGAGATAAAGAAGAAAGCTATAGCTGTATTACTTCTATAGAGGTCTTGTCGCTCTCGCTCCCCATGGATTAATGTGGGCGCGGTTTCGCGTTCTCCCTTTACAGTGGAAAGCTCTGGAAACCCTTGGAGTCATTGAGCTAGGTGTCAGCCTCTACCAAGGGGTCTAAATAGCGGCGCAGCCGCGCCTGAGAGCGAAGCAACCCGGCTTCAAGTCGTCGGCCGAGGGGGTGCGGGGGGTCAGTCCTTCGAGGATGCCCTAGAAGGCCCCTCTATCCGTCCACAGGTATATTCTGGCACATCCTCGGGTAAAGGCCCCTTCCTGGCCCTTCTAGAGGCCTCTGGAGAGCTTCCTGGCCTGAGCCGACACGTTCCCTCGCATTGCAGGCCTCGCCTGCGCCCGCTGAGCCTGCTCTGCAAGCGTCTGCAGGGCGGCCCTGGCGTCTCCCATGACCAGCTCGTCGGCAAAGAGGCTGCCGGACGTCTCGGCCCGCTCCAGCATGGCAGCATACGCCTCATGGCTGATCTTCTTGCTCTCCTCGAACTGGCTCACGTTGAGTCGATCGGTGAAGTACGCGACACCTTGGGCGAGCATGTCGGCCCGGTCGTCGTGTTTGAGGGCCCCCTTGTCCCGGCACAGCCTGGTTAGCTGGTAAGCCAGGGTCTTCTGGAGGCGTTCCTCGAGGGGGAGGTCCTGGTTGCTCTGGAGGTCGTACTCGATCACCGAGCGGCAGACCACGAGGCGGTGCTGGGTCGTGACCGGTTCCAGGGAATCCAGCAGGCGCTCCTCCTTCCTCACGAAGGCCCGGGTCTCCTCGAAGGCCATGGGGATCTGTAGCTCCCGTGCGTGTTTCTGAAGGAGAGCGATAACGGTCCCGTCTCCGAAGTTTGACTCCACGAGGCACATGCTGGCTCCGAACTGCTTGCCCAACTTGAGGATAGCCGTCAGGGTGTCGTCGGAGTAGCCGTCCTGGAAGCCTCGCATGGCTCGGAGGTAGATGTTGCCGGCCAGCTGGCTGAGGATGCCCACAGCCGTCTCGTCCTTGCCTCGACCTGAGGGGTCAACCGAGATGATGGTGTCTGCTGGCCAGTCGTGCCAGTCGTCACCCAGGCGAGCAGGTCGATACCAGTGGTCCCCGGGAAGGCTGACGGCCTCGAGGTCGGTGATGCGATTGACCGGGTCCTGGGACCAGATAATTGTTCCGGGCGCCTTCCTGGGATCCAGGGAGACCACGGGGATGTCACCCAATCTTAGGGGGTAGCGTAGGAGGTCGGACATGGAGGTGTCCAACTGGAACTGAAGCTGGAACGACGCCTTGCCCATGACGGCTTCTCTCTCCCGTAGGAGGGTGTCGGAGAACCGGGTGTCGGTCGGCTTACCGGCGAGGTTCTCGATGCCGTGTTCCCTGATGTCTGCTTCTAGCTCCTCGGCCAGTCTGCCATCGTAGGACGACATGGCTTCTGGAGAGGGAAACCGGCTGGGCCACACAAGAGCCTTATATCCACGGATCTCCAACTTGGAGTAGACCGTGAACATGCTCTGAGGGGTTCCTAGGTAAACAATTCGTGATTCAGGCTTAGGAACAAGGATAGACTCGAACTCCGTCGTAAGATGCAGGAGCTTCTCACGCTGTATATCACTGGCACTATTTCCTGGGTTTTCGATGTCATCTGCTACAATGAGATCGGCGCGAGAGCCAGTCATCGCGCTCGTGATGCCTACGCTTTTGACAGAAGGAGACTGGGCAGGCTCACAGCCCTTTACATCAAACGAAACCCTGGACCACCTGTTGTCCTTGCCACTGTTGTCCAGATGCTGGAGAAATGCGTAGCTCGTGATGCAGGTCTGGCAGAAGAGCGAGAAGTCATCTGCCCTCTGCTTGGAGGCACTTACCACCATCACCTTCTTGTCTTTGTCGACGTACAGCGTCCACATCACAAAGGCTGCCGTTACCCAAGACTTTCCGCATCCTCGAAACATCTGCAGCTGGAGTCGTGGGCCACCGTGTTGCAGGTATCGGGCCATGGCCAGCTGTGCCCGGGTAGGCTCAGGGAGATGCAGGTGATGCCAGAGAACGCGAAGGAAGGTGGAGAAGTCTGTTAGCATCTTCGTCTGGAGATGCTCAGCTGAGATGGGATTCATAGGAATGAAAAAAGGGCCCGAAGGCCCTCGTAGTGCGAATTGCGGCGGGAAACTTACTCGCCGGCTTTCTTGGTGGTGTACTTCTTGCCTTTCCACGAGAAGGTCTTCTTTCCGGCGGCACGGGAGGCCTTGAAGGCGCTGTTGAAGGATCCCTTGTCCAGGCCGCCCTGAGTCAGGCGCTTGGGGACAGCAGGGCCTTTAGGACCAGCACTTTTTGCAGTTGCAGCAGCACCGCGCCGCCGAGCTTCATCTTTGCTGTTGATACCTGGCCGAGCATCATCCAGCTTGCGGGCAGCAGGAATCAAAACACGATTGGCCAGAGCAGAACCAGCCTTTCTAGCTGCCGGCCCGAGGACCTTTTTGGCAGCTTCACCGGCTACTGCAGCGGCAAGGCCCTTGCGGGCTTTACCTTTAGCAGCGTCGCTAGCGGCCACTCGTTGGCGGTTGGCCTGACGAGCGGCGTCCTTGAGGGTCTTGCTGCGGTTTATGGCCGACTGGAGGACGTTACCAGTCCCCGGAGCAGCAGTCCGTGGCTTGGGTTCAGCGGCCTTGCCAGCTTTTGCTGAGGCAGATTGATTCAGGGCTTGGAACCTGCGGGCATCCGTAGCCTGAGCCGAAGCAGGCTTGCTGGTGTTGGAGGTTACCTTCGCCTTTGACACCGCCGACCGGTTGGCTCGACTCGAGGGGGTCTTACCGGACACCGTAGCTTTTGAGCGAGCTGCTCGCTTGGAGCGGTCTGCGCTTGATGTAACCTTGGACTTCTTTGGTGCCATGATTCAACCTGTGGTGATGGTAGCAACGTTGATGCTGAAGCCGGTGCCGGCTCCAAGGATGCCAGCTTGAGCGGTCAGAACGTCGCCCACTTCGTAGTCTTCGCCATTGCGAACTGCAACCAGGGTGCAGACAGTTACGATGCCGCCAGCGACGGTGATGTCAGCTTCGGCGCCTCCGAAGGTAGAGTTGACGGTCGAGGGGGTGACATACACTAGACGCACATTGGTGTACGAGCCATTGGTGTAGCCGGTGCCCCCTACCAGGGTGCCCACTGTGGCAATGGCTCCCTGGGCAAGCCGGCGAACGCGACCGGTGCGCTTGCCGTTGACGAGGGTGGCAGGCACCCGGTCACCTTGGCGGACGGTGTTGATGGCGTCGGTGGCCACGGCCACGGTCGCGTTGACTACAGCCACGGTTGCGGTAGCCTGGATGGTGCGGTTGAGGCGGTGCTTTTCGTTGCGAGACTTACGGAAGTCAAGTCCAGAGGTGACCTTGTTGGAGAAGGGGGTCTGGATCGTGGTGCGGGAGGCACCAGCAACGGTGGTCGAGGGGAATGCGCCGTAGGCGGAACCACCAGCAGGAAGGGTAGACATAGTTAAAAAGAAATGAGAGAAGGAAAAAACTTACTAGGCAAACACCCGGTTAGGGTGTGAAGGATGAATGAGATACTGCCCCCACGCTTCAGGAGGTTCACCAGCATAGTTCACATGCCAACCTCTCAGCACCTTGGGAGGCGTGATCACCTCGCCAGTCTCGGGGTCGTATTCGCCGCCTTTGCTGATGACGCCAACCTCATCAATGGCGAAGGTGTGGCTGGCGGTGATCAGCTCGTCGTCGGCAGTCAGCAGGCCCTCGGCAGCGGCAAGGGTGCGGAATTGGGCGCGGGATTGGAATTTGTAACAGTACATGGGATTATTGGGTTAGGGACTGGAGCGTGGAGTTGGGTAGCAGTCCGGTCCAGCCCGTAAAACGCGCAATTCTGCCGTTGAGATATTCCCCGGCTTGCGTCCGACCAAACATCAACCGATCCACTGTCGGCAATGTGCCGCTGGTGTCGGTTGCCACAGCCCCGCCATTGATGCTGATCGCAAAGTCATTGGTGTTGATCCGAACTGCAATGCGAGTCCTGACGCCAGCCGTTACGGTGCCGCCGTTAATGTTGACCTGCTCTGCGCCGCCGTCATGCACTACTAAGCGCGGATCGGTGCCGCTGGTGAGAAGATCGGCCCTTTCGTTGGCGGTGTTGTCGTTCAGGCTCACAGCGCCACGGGTGCCGACTGCAGGACTGCTGAACTCCACATAGAAGCTGCGGATGTTGTTGGCAATGGCGCTGCTGATTAGATCAGCTAGCGATGCGCTGCGCGTGGCGGCGGCTGTGGTGGTGGGGATCACGCTGGATACCGTGGCGCCTTGCTCTAGCTGGGGCAGGCCGATGCGGAGAGTTATATCGATTGCAGCACCTACGGCAAACGAAATAAAAAGATATGGCCTTAACGAGGTAACACTAGCGGTAGCGATGGTTCCTGTTCCCGTATATCTCACCAAGGTAGAGCCAAGCGTTCCAGCCGCAGGAAAAGCAGCACCCACAAGTTCTCCTAGGTAAACAGTTCCGCCACTACCCCACATATTACTACTGCCGCCAATTGACGCAAGGTTTGCAGCCGAGCCACCAACAACTGCAGCATATATGCTTTGGGTCCATGTTTGTCCATTGGCAACAGAAGCTTCTGTGTTAGTTCCAAAACTTATGGAAGCTGATGTGCCAGTGCTTGTGCCGTTAAATCTAATATCAATATAATTTATTCCATTTGATGTTCCAACATCGACAACCGACCTAGTTAATCCCCCATTAGCGGTACTCCAATTCGTCGGCAACGTCCCCGGCGTACCAGCCACCGCACCCACCATCGTGTTATTGCGGATGCTGTTCGTCCTCTGCTCCTCCACCAACAGCCCCAGGCTCTCGCCGGTTGTGGGGTTGTGGTCGAAGCGTGGGGCAGAGTTGATCGCGCTGGTGGTGGGGATGTACTCGCCAACGGTGGCGGACTGCTCTAGTTGAGCGCCCCAGAGGTAAATAGTATTTGGGCTACTTGCTGTTTTGCGAATCCACACTCCTGCGAAACCTGCAATAGGTGTATTTTCGGTCAACTGAATCCGTTGCCACTCTGTTGTTAAGTTAATTGTTATAATCCCTTGTGTTAATGCAGGATCGGTCAACTGAACTGTACCGCCTGCGGAATCAGCTCTTACGTATATGGATCTTGTATGAGCCACAAAAGCAGCCAGCCCAGACAAAATTTGTGCATAGATTCCTGTGTTTACGCTTGCGGAAGTCCAAGTAATTGTGTCAGCCGTTAAAGTTCCATTGGGAGCAATAGTTGTATTAGCCGAAACGGAAACTGACGATTGTTTTATCCAACTCGCATCATTAAACTCCTCACTCCTCAGCAGCAAATTAGTCACCGCCGTCCTTAGCACCCCATCACTACCCACATACGTGCCGCTGCTGGCGCGGGTCAACGTGACGAGTGATGCGCCAGTGACCGCATCAACCAGGCTCTTGTTGTCAGCAAAGCGCAGGTCAAGCGATGGCACAGCTCCCGCCTTAGCCCATAAAGCTGGGTATCTTCGCCTTTCCCTAAGAAGGGTGTACCGTTTCTTGTCTCGTTTGATGTACCCCAAACGGTTAGGGTTTGTAATCACGACTGCTGTCATAGAGGAAGACTCTGGAGGGTGGACGGATTGAAGAAGGGCTGGCCCAGGAACCAGTCGAGGACGTCGCTAGAGCCCTTGCTTCGGTTACACGAGCGGCAAGCAGCGACGAGGTTGGAGGCATCGTTGCGGCCTCCACGGCATCGTGGCTTGACGTGATCGAGAGTGAGATTGGAATCGGAACCGCAGTAGATGCAGCGGTGGTTGTAGTGAGCCTTGATCGACTCACGCCACATGCGCTTTGCTTCGGAGGAGGTCATGGCCTGGAGATCCTGGAGAAGGTGGTCCGGGGTCAAACTTGGCATGAGAAATTCAGCGTTTCCTCTTGATGGGTTTCTTGACTGCGTTGTTTCCATGCCCGTTCCGAGCACGATTCTTTGCCGGAGATTCCAAGACCATCTTGCCATCCGTGCGATGGCTGAGGTCCTTGCCGCCCTTTCCAGCAATGCCCCGCCTTTTTCGCTCTGCCCAGCGTTCTTCAGAGGCTGCCTTCACAGCGGGTTTCTTGTTGAGGACTCGTTGGTAGGCTGCTTTCTTGGCTGCGGCTTTAGGGTTCTTGGCGTAATACTTGGCGCTCTTACTTGCGGCCATGGTAATCCTCAATGAGTGTACGGAGGGCCTTGAGCTCCGCCAGGATGCGCTCCTCGGTTCGGTGGTCTCGTGCCGCGTTTTCGGAGAGCTGTTCCTTCTGGGCGGTGGTGGTGACCTGCAAGGCGGACACCTGCACGAGGAGTCCGACCGAAGTAATAGCAAGCCACCCCATCACGGCTGCGATGGCGCCCAGAATGGCACCCCGGATCTGGTCGTTCACGTCGTAAGCCTCTCGACGAAGTCTTTATCGCCTTCGGTGAGGCCATCCAGGAGAGCCTTGAGGGGGGTTCCGTCTGAGGCCACGCCGGTGACATTGTTCTTGGTCAGCCAGTCGATGGCTGCCTTGAGATCTGCGGTGGCGCAGTCTTCACCCTTACGAATGCGGTTGGTGAGCTCGGTGGTGACGAGCCCATGGAGGACGTTGAAGTCCCCCTCGGTGGCCTTGGACATGGTTCAGATGACGTCGAGGGTCTTGCGATACAAGGCCTCCCGCTCGCGGAGACCGTTGGTGCCTCCGTTGACGACCAGGGTGACCTCCTTGACGGCGGATCCGGTGTCGCAAAGGGGGACGAGTTTGCCTACTTCCTTCCACCACCAGGCTGCCGAGGTAATTGGGTACGTTTTGGCGACGTACGGGCAGCCAAGTTCGAGCACCTTGGGGTCGTCGACCGCCTTGGCGAAGAGGGAGTAGTTGTAGCGGCCGGTCAGCTGGAGGTAGCCAGCCCCTTTGAACTTCACGCCGTCCCCTGGGAGGACGTTTCCGAGGTCAGAACGCCCCTCGTAGGCCGTTCCAGATGCCAGTTCCTCCATCCAGCGGCCTCCGCCACTCTCGTGAGCGGTTTGGGCCAGGAAGTGGCGAACGTTGGCCTTGGAGGAGATGCCGAACTTGGTAATCCCGGCGTTTAGCTCCTCGATTTCCTCTTTTTTGATCTGTTCTGGCCGGCAGCCCCACACATGAGCAAGGGTTGCCTGCGAAACCAGCAGTGGGGCGTCCGCTTTTTCTGCATTGGGGGCCACAGCAGCCTCGATCAGCTCGTAGGTGGTGTAGAAGCCTGGTCCGATGGAGGAACTGGCCCACCTGGGCAGGAAGTTCTTCCAGCTGTAGCGGACCGCCTTGCCTCCTGAGCCGATCTTGTCGTACCCACCGTTGACATTGTCCAGCTCCCCGTAGGGATCGTGGAAGATGCCGTGGGTTTCGGTGGCTCCAATCAGAAGGACCCAGTGGCCACCCCCACGAGGGGCTGTGACGGGTCCATGGTGCAGGAAGCCTACACCTACCGGACCCAGCTTCAAGGCCCCTAGGAGGGCCTCCACGGTGCCGTTGGTGAAGTTCTGGAGCCTGACCCCATATTCTAGGGCTGCCTTCTCGTGTGGCAGGGGGTAGGTGGTGTCGCCGTACTTCAGGACCGACTTGAGGTACTGGTCGTCGGCATTGGATCCCTTGAGCGCCTCAGGTTTGAGGTACTTGATGGCCATGGCGTTGGTACTGGAGCGGCACATCCGCTGGCCATGGCTTGTGGCAGAGTCGACCTGGGAGTAGAACTGGGGAACCTTCCAGAGGATGTCAGCCATCTCAGCGACCGTCACCACGAAGGACACGTTTGATGTCGTCGATCTTGTCGTCTTCGGTGCGGCTACGCTTGACGAGGCCTAGGACGAGCTGGAAGAGAGAGTTGGCCTTGACCTTGGGGTTCTGGGCTAGGGCCTCAGAGGTCAGGAAAAAGGCCGCGAAGCCGGCGCTGATCAGCTGTTCGGTGGTTACGACCAGGCCAGCGATCTTGAGGGCGAAGAGGGTGGTGAACATAGAATGAGTAGGTGACTGGGTTTGTGGTCAATGTTGCCGTCGATCCACCTTAGCGGCCTTGGCCACAGTTAGCAGTCTACAGCATTTGCAAACTCAGGCAGGGCTTTGAGGTGTTTGTAGGCCTGCTTGATCGGGTTCTCGCCGTTGATGTCGTAGTTGAACTCGATGAACTTGTTTTCAACAGCTGAGTTCTTGCTGCTGTCCAAGTACACGATCAGGTGAGCAGTGCCACCAGTTTTTGCAACCGACACGCCGGATACTTGCCAATAGGCTTCGGCGTACACCGTTTCACCGTTGAGTGTTGCAAAGCCGGCATTTGCGTAAGATGGCAAGTCGGCAGACGGAATAGCCACCTGAGAGCCAGGGGCGGCAGAATATGGGAGTTGAAGGGCCATGACAATTTTAGGTGAACGATTAAGAAAAGGTACTTACAGAATTGAAGGAATCAATTCGTCAGACCTAAGAGTGCTTGTGCTTAGGCTTTCAAAGCTCCACTTAAAGGCAGAGACTATCTGGGTGGCGGGCGTAAGTGCTCCAGCAAAGGTGCCAACAATGGTAGCCGAGCTGGCTGTCACTGCTGTGCTGCTAAGAGCAAAGGTTACAGAACCAGCAACAAAGTCTTCCTTAATAATGCTGGTGCTGATTGCAAGGGTGTTGATAGAGGCATATCTAACCGTGACTCTGTATATCCCTGTATGGCACCTTTCAAATCCACCAGTTTCCAAAGTAAGAAGATTAGTGGTCAAGATTCCGGTTAAAAGCCCAATGTCTGAGTTTGTTGCAAGCACATTAAACCTTTGGATTTTTATTAGGTTTCTCGATAAGTTAGGACAGGGATAAGTTGGAGATACTATGTGATAAGAGCCCCTAACCGCTCGTGTGTAAATAGTCGAGGCAAGGCCGCCCAGCTGTTTGTTGGGGGCTGAAATTGAGTTATTGATTCCCCTGACGTAAATTGGACCGGTAACATCACAGGGCACCTCGCCCCAGTTGTTTGTCCCAAAAGTGACAACGCCATCACTGACGACTTTGTATTTAGTCCAGCTAGGACTACCACCTATTGCCCCCGTAAAGTGACAGTTGTCGAACGTAACCGAATCAGTTGATCCGGTTTCTTGTAACAGGATTTCGTTGGTTGACTCAAAGTAGCAACCGTTAAACGAAAGCGCGTTTGCTCCATGCACTTTAATTGTGGGCTTGTTTAACGTATTGCCTTGCTCAAAATGGCAACCATTGAATACGCAGGCCTGAGACAGGTACAATTCTACACATGCTTCTGTATTTCCAATAAAGTGACAATCACTCCATGTGTTTTGATTAGCGGTATAGTTAGCAGTATGTATGCCCCGCTTTGATGCGTAGAAATAAACGTTTTGAAACGTTGAAACCTGCAGCAGTTGGTTAACGTAGACACTGGCTTCTATGTGATTATTAAAGGTGACATTTTCTATGCGAAGATCAGTTACTTCCGCTGTAACGTCTACCTTTAATCCATAGGTTGCGTAAAAGAATCCAATGTCTCTTATGGTGGCAAAGATTAAATTGTTTGGATCTTTGTTTACAATATGAGGAACTGCAAGTGGTGCGTACTGGTTCGTGATGAAGCAGTTATGCTGGCTTTCCCCTTGCAAGGTAACAAAACTAGGAAGCCGTATTGAGGTGGAGATCCGGTAGCGTCCATTGGGGAAAAAGACAACTCCCCTAGATGCCTCGACCGAATCAATGGCTGCTTGAATGGCTACAATGTCGTCAGTAACAAAGTCTCCAGTGGCGCCGAAGTCCTTAACGGACACCACATCTTTGAGCTTGCTGTCAACTGTCCGAGATATAGCCCCAGTGGTGAAGGCCAGTTTAGTAGCATTGATACCAGCTGAGGCATTAACCTTAGCGTTGGTAATAGTTCCATCCGGAATTAAACCAGCAGCAGCATTAGCTACATTATCAGCTGTTTCTTGGTTGTAGTAGAGGCCCTGCAGGAAGTTTTGATTGAGTCCTACAACGGGAATAGGTCCGCCGGATTGGATGACGGTTGCCAGGGTATCTACCGGGGTTTCCCGAAAGATACGCACCGTAGCTCCCGCAACAGGAGCCACAGAGAAACGGAGGACGTTAGTGCTGAAAAAGGTGAAGGCGGTGGTCAGGGCGCCGTTGATTGACGCCTTGACGTGAAGCTGGTTAAGATACGGAAAGGTGAACGTGAAGTCCACCTGGGATCCGTTGCCTGTCGCTGTAGCGGGGACGTAGGGGTTAATTGCCATCGTTGAGAGCGTCGATTGCTTGCTGGGTCTGGGTGGCCGCGTCGATTTCTCCGCGTCCCATCTGGTCCCGGAGTTTGCGGACCTTGTCACTACGAGTCATCCACTTGACCGAGGTCTGCATCATCCGAGCCCGGGCCTCAGCCTTGGCCTGGTTGATAGTGGACTGGATCAGTAATGTGTGCTGCGATTGCTCGATGGGCACACTGGACTGTCTGACCTTCCAGCCCCGTAAGGCATCCTGGTAGTTGGGGCTGTTGAACAGGTCGTTCAGCCTCTCAGCCAGCTTGACCTCGTAGAGGGCCGTGGCGAAGTCGGCTCGCTCGTCCTTAGCAAGCTCCTCCCCTTGGTCCAGCTTGGTGGTCAGGGTGCTCGAGTCGAAGCCCGCATCGCTAAGGTTGGAGGCTACGGACTGGCCTAGGGCCTCGGGGGTCCCCTTGGGGAACTCGGCGTCGTAGATCCTGAAGGGGGAGAGGGCATTATACCAGCCCCCAGCGAGGGAGGTGAAGGGCTTGCCGGTGAAGGGGTCGATCTTGGTAGGCTCGTTCATGGCGAAGCCAGGTACGGCAGCCGCTAGGACCTTCTGGAGCTCCCCGTCGATCTCCCGCATGTAGGGGTTCAGGGTGTTAGCCATAGCACGGCGAGCGCCAGCCATCGGGAGCAGGTTGTTGGCGGTCGAGAAGAGGCCCTTGGCTACAGGATTAGGGGAGGCGTAGGTTTTGGGATCAAGGAAGCCGGCTACCACTGTGAGGCCACTGAGGTAGCTCTTGTCCACGATGGAGATCGAGAGAGCAAAGAGAACCTGCCCCAGGAATTGCTCGGCTACATCCACATGACCCATGCGTCCCAGCATGGCCACGTCAGCCATGACGGCCATTAAATTGTTGATTGGCTCGACTGACTCGTAGGAGACCCACTTGCCTGCCACCTTGACGGAGCGAGGGCGGTGTTCCTGGAGCCACAGTTCCCGAGCAGGACCGGCCGGAGGGCCGTTGCCTGTGATGTTTCCGGTGAGGGCACCAAGCATCCCAGCACCCAGGAAGAGGGCACCGGTTGCTTGCCGACCCTGCATGATGGCCTTGGCCACGGGGTCGAAGCCCTCGTCACCTGGCATCGAGTCCAGGATAGCCCGAGCACGGCTACTTCTCCGGTTGAGGAGGGGCAGGTGCTGGACGCCGTAGACGGCCAGGTTGTAGGGGGTCCTGACAAAGGGCATGGCCAGTCGGAGGATGGGAGCCTTATCGACTAGATTGGAAAGGCCGTTGATCACCCCTCCTGGGTTGTCCTGGAAGGTGGAGGCATCGGCAAAGTCCAGCAGGGCCTCATCCTTGATCTGCCAGTCGTCGTAGAAGCTGGCCTTGACCTTTTGGGTGTAGATCTCCGAGAAGCGGGCGTCCAGCTGTTTGGGGGATAGGCCGGAGTCGAAGGCTGCGTAGGCTGCGTCCATCGACACCTTCATCCGGCTGTTGATGATCTTGAAGAAGTCATCGCCGGCTACCAGGGCACGACTGCCCCAGTTGAAGATCTGGTTGT